TTACTCAAGCAGTTCCTTCTGGTACTATTTTAGCAGGAGCAGGAACAACTAGTGTTTTGGATGGATACTTTAAAGGTATCGTTACTGGAATTGGTGTTTCATCAATTGATGTAAAGATTCTCAGTCATGTTTCTTCAGCATCAATTGAGACTACAGTAGATTATCAACCAGGTGGTGTTTATAAATTTAATACTACCGGTAATGTTGGATTTTCTTCAACTTTGGGAAGTGTTGGCACTGCATCAACCCCAACTACAGCAACAGATTGGTTTGATCAGCAATCAATTACTCTTTCGAATGGATCAATTGCTTGGAATACAATTGCTGATAGACCATCAACATCAGCATATGCATCTTCAAGAAGTTCCAGATTTGATGAACTCCATGTAGTTGTTATTGATGATAAAGGAAAAATTACCGGTAATGCCGGAACAATCCTTGAGAAGCACCTTTCACTTTCCAAGGCAAAGGATGCATCTTATTCTATAGGAAGTCCTTCTTACTGGAGAAAGTATCTTCAAACAAATTCTTCCTACATTTATGGTGGACATTCACCAGCAGGAATTACTACAGCAGGATTTGGAACCTCATTTACACCAGCAACCGATACTGGTTGGGATCAAAATGCACAAAACATCATTTTTGCTTGTTCTGGTGCTTCAACTGATGCTCTTGCAGGTGGTGCAAATTATGGTGGACAAACTGATTTAACAACTTCCGGTTCTCTGTTTTCAGGACTTGATGATATTATCAGTGGTTATACATTATTTGAAAATACTGAAAACTATAAAATTAATTTCATCTTGATGGGTTCTGCAAATTATGATAAAGAAACCGCACAGGCACTTGCTAATAAGTGTATTGCTGTTGCCGAGTCAAGACAAGATTCTGTCGCATTCATTTCTCCATATAGACAAGCATTCTTAAGTGACTCTACTGTTGGAACGGTTACCGTAAATAATGATGATAAAATTACTGATAATGTGATATCTTTCTATTCTCCAGTTACATCATCAACTTATGCCGTTTTTGATAGTGGTTATAAGTACATGTATGATAGATTTAATGACACTTTCCGTTATGTCCCATTAAATGGTGATATTGCAGGAACCTGTGCTAGAAACGACATCAATCAGTTCCCATGGTTCTCACCTGCAGGAACTTCAAGAGGAACTATCCTCAATGCGGTAAAACTAGCATACAATCCTGGTAGAGTACAAAGAGACAAACTTTACTCGAATAGAGTCAATCCAGTCATCTTCTCACCAGGTGCAGGAATCATCTTGTTTGGTGATAAGACTGGATACGGCAAGTCATCAGCATTTGATAGAATTAACGTTCGTCGTCTCTTCATCTATCTTGAAGAAGCTATTGCTGCTGCTGCTAAGGATCAACTCTTCGAATTCAACGATGAGATTACAAGAACAAACTTTGTAAATATTGTTGAACCATTCCTCCGTGATGTTCAATCTAAGAGAGGAGTTTATGATTATGTTGTTGTTTGTGACGAAACAAACAATACTGCTGCTGTAATTGACAACAACGAATTTGTTGCTGACATCTATATCAAACCAGCAAGATCAATCAATTTCATCGGTCTTACCTTCATTGCCACCAGAACTGGTGTTTCCTTTGAAGAAGTAATCGGTACAGTTTAATTAACTTAGAGGTTTAAAACTATGGCAACCCGTCAACAATTAAATCCACCTCCTTTAAGGAAGATTACTGACTTCAAAAGTAAGCTGACTGGTGGTGGTGCAAGACCCAACCTCTTTGAGGTTGTTCTTTCATTCCCAGATGCTGCTGCACCAGATGCAACAGTTTTAGATAAGGCAAGATTCTTGGTCAAGGCTGCGAATCTTCCAGCATCAAACGTTGCTGCGATTGATGTTCCTTTTAGAGGAAGAACTCTTAAAGTTGCTGGAGACAGAACTTTTGATAGTTGGACTATCACTGTTATGAACGATACTGATTTCTCAATTCGTTCTGCTTTTGAAAAGTGGATGAATATAATCAATAACGTTGCCAATAATACTGGACTCACCAATACTGCAGATTATCAGGCAGATGCGTTTGTCTATCAATTGGATCGTGATGGTTCTACTTTAAGAGCATATCACTTCTATGATGTATTCCCAACACAAGTTTCTGCAATTGAACTATCTTATGATAGTGGTGGAGACATTGAAAACTTCACCGTAGAATTACAAGTCCTCTGGTGGGAAGCATTTAGAGGTGATTCTGCTCAAGCAGGTGGTGAAGATATCATCTAAATAGTTAAATAACAGATCAACTTTAATTATAATATGGCAAGACTTTTTGGTTTTTCGATTGAAGATACAGAAAAAAAATCTGCCTCTATAGTATCCCCCGTTCCTCCTAATAATGAGGACGGGGTTGATAATTATATTGCTAGTGGATTTTATGGTCAATATGTAGATATTGAGGGTGTTTATAGAACAGAACACGATTTAATTAAAAGATATCGTGAAATGGCATTGCATCCAGAGTGTGATGGTGCCATTGAAGATGTTGTAAATGAAGCAATTGTCAGTGATTTATATGATTCACCGATTGAGATTGAACTATCAAACTTAAATGCCAGTGATAAGTTAAAAAAAGTAATTAGAGAAGAATTTAAATATCTCAAAGAGATTTTAGATTTTGATAAAAAATCTCACGAAATTTTTAGAAATTGGTATGTTGATGGAAGACTTTATTATTTAAAAGTTATCGATACCAAAAAACCTCAAGAAGGGATTAAGGAATTAAGATATATCGATCCAATGAAGATGCGATATATTCGTCAAGAAAAGAAAAAAAATAGGGAAGATTACATCAATATAAAAGCAGGTGCCGATGATAGTAAGATTCTCTCACCAGAATTAGAAGAATATTTTATCTACACAGCAACACCAAATTACCCAACCGGAATGATTTCTGGTGCAGGTGGGCAAAAAGGTGCAGTAAAGATTGCTAAGGATTCTGTTACATATTGTAGTTCAGGTCTTGTAGATAGAAACAAAGGAACTGTACTTTCATATCTACATAAAGCAATTAAGGCACTCAATCAACTTAGAATGATTGAAGATTCTTTGGTCATTTACAGATTGTCACGTGCTCCAGAACGTAGAATTTTCTATATTGATGTTGGCAATCTCCCAAAAGTAAAAGCAGAGCAGTACCTCAAAGAGGTTATGTCTCGTTATAGAAATAAACTTGTTTATGATGCGAACACTGGAGAAGTTCGTGATGATCGCAAATTTATGTCTATGATGGAGGACTTCTGGTTGCCTAGAAGGGAAGGTGGTCGTGGAACCGAAATTACCACACTTCCCGGTGGACAAAATCTTGGAGAACTTGCCGATATTGAGTACTTCCAAAAGAAACTTTATAGAGCACTTGGGGTTCCAGAATCTAGAATTGCTTCTGATGGTGGATTCAATTTGGGACGTTCATCAGAAATCTTAAGAGATGAATTGAAGTTTGCCAAGTTTGTTGGACGTTTAAGAAAGCGTTTTGCAAATATGTTTAATGATATGTTGAGAACGCAATTGATTCTCAAGAACATTGTGTCAACAGAAGATTGGGAAACTATTAGTGATCATATCCAATATGATTTCCTGTATGATAATCAATTTGCCGAACTCAAAGAATCTGAGTTGATGAATGATCGTTTAGCAACTCTTGCTACGATTGAGCCTTATATCGGTAAGTATTATTCTACTGAATATGTTCGTAAGAAAGTACTTCGTCAAACCGATTCGGAAATTATTGAGATTGATGAGCAAATTGAAGATGAAATTAAGAAAGGTATTATTCCAGATCCATCACAAGTTGATCCAATTACTGGGGAACCATTGCCACCAGAGGGTGCAGTTCCTCAAGAAGGTGGAGATCCTGGACTAATGGGAAATGTTCCCCAGGAACCAGATATAAATGCTCAAGCACAGGTAACACAGGTTCCAGAACCTAAAGGTGGTAAGATATAAATAAAGAATAGACATATATTAAAATTTTATGGAAGAACTTATCGACTTGATTGCTACTGATTCGTCAGCATCAGAAATTAGTGACAAAATTAAAGACGTTCTGTTTGCCAAGGCAGCAGAAAGAGTTGATGCTGCTCGTCCTTTAGTTGCCACATCTATGTTTGGTAATGAACCATCATACGAGGATCAAGAGTAATGGCTTTTAAAATTGTACAAGATGTAGCAAGTCTTGGTATTAATACCACCGGTATTACAACCAGTGTTGCTATTGCCCTACGAAGTGGTTATCTTCGATTGACTCCAAATAAAGATTGTCATGTTGCTATAGGAACAAATCCAGTAGCAACATCAAGTTCATTTCTTATCCCATCAAATAAATCTGAAATTATAAAAGAAAAAGTTGCAAGACAAAAAATTTCTGGAATTACAACAGGAACTTCTACAACAATTACTTTTAGTGAAAATTCAGGAAATCCTTTTGTTGTGGGAGATTGTATAACGATTGAAAATGCATATCCTGCGGGTATTAACACTACTCATAATGCGGTAACAGCAGTTTCAGAAAATCCTGTTACAGCAAGAAGCACCATCACAATCGCATTTAATAGTGCTTCAATTACTGGTGTTGCAGTTACTAGTGCAACTGCTGCAAGAAGTGTTAAAGTGTCTGGTTGGGTAGATGCTTCTGCAGGGGCATCTGGTGGAACTGGAGTATTAAATATTACAGAAGTCCAAATAGCATCTCAAGCATAAACAAATGAAACTCATCACAGAAGAAGTATCACAAGTCAAATTCATCACCGAAGGAAAAGGTGCTGCAAAGAAAATGTATATTGAAGGAGTTTTCCTTCAAGGTGATATCTGCAATCGTAACGGCAGAATGTATCCAATGCAAACTCTTGCTCGTGAAGTAGCAAGATATAATGAAGCATTTGTTAACAAAGGTCGTGCTCTTGGAGAACTCGGACATCCTGATGGTCCTACCGTCAATCTTGATCGTGTTTCTCATAAAATTGTTTCCCTTGAACAAAAAGGAAGCAATTTTATTGGTAAGGCACAACTTCTTGAAACACCAATGGGTAAGATTGCAAAATCTCTCATCGGTGAAGGTGTTTGCCTTGGTGTTTCTTCTCGTGGTGTTGGTTCACTTAAGTTGACCAATGAAGGTCATAAAATTGTTGGTGAAGATTTCATGCTTGCAACTGCAGCAGATATCGTTGCCGATCCTTCTGCTCCTGATGCTTTTGTTTCGGGAATTATGGAAGGTAAAGAGTGGGTTTGGGAAGGAGGAATCCTTCGTGAGCACCTCGCAACCAAAACTGAAAGAAGAATCAACACTTTAGTTGATCAAAAAAGATTAGATGAGCATAAAGTTCAACTATTCCAAGATTTCTTAGCAAATCTTTAATTTATAAATAAATATAGATTATAACACAATCAAACAAATGTCCGTTGGTAGCAATTTACAAGAAATGGAAAACGTAGTAACCAAAGGCGCTGC